TGGAAAAGCAACCGTCTTTGGAAACGAGGAGGCGGACCCCATCCAATTTGGGTTGAACGTAGAAGGGGGTGGAGATGTACTTGTGGCGTTCCTCCCACTTGTTGGCCAACATGGGCATCACCTGGACTCCCTTGACGTGCTCATTGTTCCACATGGTCCGAGCACGGGCACATGCCTTTTCGTAGCCAGTCTTGACATTGGTTCTGGAAACTGCAGCCTTTTCAGTTCCCACCATACCAGTACTCTTTACGATGTCAGCGGTTCCATCTCCCAGGTCCTCAACGTGAATGTCAGTGAACCTCTTACGACCGTTTTTGTCTTTTCTGATAAGTCGTTCCATTGTAGTCATATTTAATTTCTCAACTCTAATTAGATGTCCGAAATACCGGTTGTAAATTATGGTAGAATGGAACGACTTAGGCCTCCGGAAGCTTCTCCCGTTCCTATGAACGTAAATACATTTTGTGTGGTGTTTATTATTTTATGTGTACTCGGTCTTTACAAAAGGTACATCAACATCAGTCAACGCGATCAACGATCTTATATTTGAGACACTTCTCGGGGGTTAGGTACAGGTCCTTCCTCATGAGGCGCTTAAATTTCTTTTCGGGGATTTCAGTCTTGGAGAGGTACATCTTCTTGATTCTCTTCATGAACTTTTCAGACGACTTGAGTTCGTGTTTGAGTTCTTGGAAGTTGCCCCAGAACTCCGTGGAGATCTGGTGAATGAGGATGTAAGCATCCTTACCCATTCGTTTCTCGGCGCCACCAAGTAAGACAAATGTTGCCGCACTACAGCACGATCCCTGTGCGATAGTGATGACCTTTACACGGGAACTTTCCAAAACATTCATCATGTTGAAGCCCGAAAAAATATCACCACCCTCACTCATGATGTGGACGCGGATCTCTGGTTCGTATCCGATAAGCTCAGCCTTTTTTTTGAGAAGTTCTATTTCAAGTTTCTTGAAGTTCTCAACGAATTCCAAAGCATTATCTCGGTCAATCGTCCCATAAAAGAAAATCTCATTCCCCACAACTCGAACACATTCTTCGGCTTCAGTTTCTGTATCATCCTCGTTCGTATGCATTCTTCAACGCCTTCTTTACTTTCGATACGTCTCTTGATTTTAAGCTACTTCCGACAGCGAGGTGATTAATGACATCAAAATCTTGTGGGGTGATTTTATAGTTAAGGAGGGGTTCCAATTCACCCTTCTCCGCATACGTCTTTAATAGACATAGTTCCTCAATCCCCAAACCATTTGGTGATTTTTTATTAATCTCGTTGAACTTTTGTTTTCTCATCCTAAAGTTTCCATATTTCGTCCAGCAACTTCCGGGTCTAATCCTTTCCTTCACGAGGGGGCGACCTAATGCAGTTTTTGGTATGGTGAGGGCGTGGAGAACAAAGTAGGGCATGAGGTTCCAGTTTCCATTAGAGTAGATATGACTGTCGAAATAGTCTGCATCTGAAAACGCGTGAGAGGCTTTGACACTATCTACACCCACCGAGTCGAGGTAGTTTTCTTGAAATATATCCCACATATGACCATGTTCGTTTATGGTGTCATATATTTGTACCGGATTTGGGTCGATCAGTATATCTGTTATAAATTCTTTGGGTGTTTTGAAGACATCCATTTCATCGTAGCCATCCAGGTAGGTGAAGAAGTTTCTAATATTTCCTTGGGATCTCACAGCCGCGTTATACGCCTTATCTTTATTCTCGACCAATGAGAGTAGAGTTTCCGGTTTATGTCTGGGGATGAAGACCGTCTCGAAATTTGGGTACATACACATACTGGTTGTCGTAACGATGAGGGAGCCACGTGTGAGGGGGGTACCATCTGAAACCGCCGCTATGATTGGTTTAAAAATGGGATCATAGTCATCTATAAATACATTCTTATTCGTTGATTTAATGAATGCTAAAAAATAAGATTTACTCTTCAGGTGTTCACTCTGCAATTCGACGTGTTGGGTATTTCTCAAAGCTTCCTGGAGAATGTAGGATTTGCCAACCCCAGAAGCCCCACAGATGAAAACATTTTTACCCTCCGCCAAGTACCTACGAACAAGTTCAATCTGTTTGGTGTGGATTGTCGTCACAGTGGGTTCTTTTTTTTGTGGTACTACTTTAATGAAAGAATCCATCGATGATCTTACTAATCAGGCAATAGATTTGGTGCTCGAGAATGACGCACTACATAAACGTATCGTAGAACCTTTAAAAAGGAAAATTGTACCATACGTTGCATGTAGTTTAATGACGAACCTGACGATGATTATTATTCTGGTCTACCTTGCTCGACGTCTACATCTTCTTCAGTCTCCTGGGGTGTAGCTTCTTCCTCCTCCTCCTCCTCATCACCCAAGGAGGGTCCGAAGAATCCAGCGGGTGGTGGTTCATCCTTTTTCGATAAGAATTTACCTATCTTCTCGAGGGGGGTCCCGGCAGTCATCGCCTCAATTGGATCTATTGTCCTCGGTAAAGTGAGTAGTGGAATTGAACGCACATTGAGAATCTCTGGTTTTGTGAAGGCATTATCTAAGGGATACTCGTCTTCAAACTGCCTCAACACAGACTTGGGTATAGAGGGTGATTGTTCCAAAAGGCGGTCATACTCGGTTTTACATTCACCAACGAAATCTAAGCCTTCCTTGCTACGCTCCCCTCTGTCTAAGGCTAACATAAGACGAATATTTCTGGAAAGCATACCAAAAGCTAACGCAGCTGTTCTATGATTTTCCATGAGTTCATTAATCTTGAGGAATTGGGATATAGTCGCTATGAGCCCCGCGGTTAGGTTTAAACCACCAATTAATGAGGGAGCAAACGACTGTACATTCTCTGGGAAGGTACCCTGGGCGAAATTTGCAGTCCCTGTTATAGTGGATAATATAATGACAGGTAAAGTAAAACGAATACTAGAACGTCTGTATATGAAAAACGCGCGATGGTGCATATACCTGTAACACGCCGAGGCCTCACCCCATTGCTTCAGTATATTCTCATGACCATCCGTCCATGACAAGCGCATATCCTCTCTGGAAATCTTTTTTTCTTCGGTCATTATATAATAGATGAATATAATTTTTCTGATTCATCTTATTTTTCTGATAGGTATATTAGTTATTCCATTTACAAATAATCAGAGAAACCTTGAGTTCTATTCGATTTTGATACCCTTCCTATTTTATCATTGGTCAGTAAATGATGACACGTGTGCCATGACACAGGCTGAAATGTATTTCACGGGTAAAAAAAAGGATGAAACGTTTATCGGTCGTGTCGTTGGTCCAATCTACAAGATGGATGATAACGATGCGAGTAAGTTCACCAAAACCGTTTTTTTCGCTTTATGGGCCTTTGTACAATACAGGTTGGGGCACTTTGACAGGTTTTTTAACGATCTAAGTGAGATAAAGAAAATCCGTCTTTCCAAAACATGATGGACGTTTCGGGTGCGCATCACGTTTCCTCCACCTCCGACATGGTAGAACCACGGGAGAAACGAAATCGATCAAAAAAGTGGACACTACTCTTAAAATTGTAATACAAAAGCATACAATACGCATCCGCTATATCGTGTTTCCTCTCATACGGAATCGTATCCAAGTTTATATACTTCCCCATCTTTACGAGAACGCGCTCCTTCCGCTCCTCGTAGTTTAAATGACCCATCCCAAAGTGTGCGTGTATAGTCAGGGGTGAAATCAACAAAACCTTATCCTTGAACATATAGTGGAGTAGAATCTCAATATTCGTAAAGCCTTGGGGTGGTTGTCTTTCTATAAGGATTCTCTCAGCCTTGTCGAACACATCTTTGTGGTCATCTACAAATAAAGGAACCAAGTCAACAAAGTCATTACTGTAAATGTATTTGTAGTCTTCTAAACTTACCTTTTTCATGAATTCAACTTCTATCACTGGGCCATTCCCACATTCGGCGAGAACGAGACCCATATTGTGGAATCCTATATCTATGGCCAGGACCTTCATGTCTTTATGTCAAAGATTTTCTTTAATGGTGGTAAAATAAACATCTCACCTATAGTATATGAAGAACAAGACACAAATTCAGATATTGTGGGTGATTATGATTTTACTGATAATTACTATCTGGTATTCGTGGAAGAATCCCCAAGTCGTCGTTCGCGAATCACCACCCACTGTTATGGTCCCCCCTAGAAGGGTGTTCGAACAGAAGCGTGAACCAGAATTTAGGGGTCCCCCAATCAAGGAGTACAAACCCGGTCACATGCAGCAGATGGGTCTTCTCGTGGGACCGAACGAGGAAACTCTCCCCCTCTACGGTAAGGAGGTTCGTGGTCGCCGCGATAGGTACCACTACTACACAACCACTGGTGGTGAAAACCTATACCCAGTCCCTGTGAGCCACGATGCGAGGGACTGTATGGAGGACATCGGGTGCCAGGAGCTCTATGGAAATGAAACAGTCTCGGTGACTGGCAAAACTGGTTCATTTGAGGTTAAGATGTACAGGACTGACAATTTTTTTTAAGAGTCTATCAATTCTTGGTTTTTCTCGATTTATAAACACTAAGACTTCGATTGGGTCTCTCGACAACTCAACAGAACCATGTGTATTTAATGGGTGCACATATTGAACACGAATCAAATCTACTATAACCTGTTTTTGACCCGAAGCCTGACTATAGTGAACAGCCAACGCAGCCGCATCCTTCTTAGTTTCTTTTGGTAAGAAATCTCCATCATAAGAAACTACGACATGTGAACCCGGCCACCCCTTGACATGAAGCCACCAATTCGCCGCATGACTCGACTCAGTGAGTTCATAATTCTCCTTGGCATTTGTACCAACTCTAATAGTAATTCCATCCAGGGATTCATATGTCTTCATACATGTTAATATAATCTAATCTTTATTAATGCATGTCATCCTAAAACCCAGTCCATCAGTCACACACCGGTACAGAGTGACTTTGCCGTGTAAAAGGTCGATAGATTTTGGGAAAAATGGGGTTGACTACTACGTTGATCATGGAAATCCCCGCATAATGAGGGCGCAACTTCTTAGGAAAGGGGGTATCATTCCCAAGGAGGTGCGAATTGAGAGAGATCCCTATGAAATACATAGGGGTATGTTAAAAGTTAGGGAAAGTACTATAGAAGATTGGGATAACTACCTTTCTCAAGAGTATTGGGAGCGTTGGTTACTTATGTCATTTTCTCATGTACACAAGTCCAAGCTTTGGATGGCGACACAGGAGGGTGTGCTCTTCATGCCCGTCCCCGAAGATTTCTGGTATTGCTCTAATTTCCGGTAGAACCAAAGCCACTACCACCCCGGAGGGTTTCCTGGAGGAGACCAATTTCCTCAATGGGTGGGGTCTCACACTTCTCTAGGACCAACTGTGCGACGCGGTCACCCTTCTTCACTTCAAAATCGGCATCCCCCATATTGAAGATGACGACGGAAATTTCACCGGTATAGTCTGGATCGATGACACCGGCACCAACCTGAATGCCATACTTTACAGCCAACCCAGACCTTGGAGCAACCCGACCATACACCCCCGTGGGGAGTGATACCGCGATGCCCGTGGAGATGAGCCCCCTTTTGCCTTTTGCGATAACCCCATCACAATTGCTATAGAGATCGTAACCGACAGCACCATCAGAACCTCGAGTAGGAAGAATAGAATCATATCCAAGTTTTTTGACCCCGAGGGACATTATATATCTTCCTCGTCTTTATTTTTTAAGCATTTTTAAATGTGGGTTTTCATATTTAAAAATGCACTCAAAGGGTTTCGAACCCCTGACCTCAAGCTTACTAAGCTTGCGCTCTACCACTGAGCTATGAGTGCGACTATGGACGCCTCCCTCCCACTGAGTAGTATACTCCTTAAATCTTTAAGCACTTCGGTGTGTGTTCATATGACGTCTTTTTCTCGAGTGTAGCCAAATCTTTCTCAACCTTCTTCTCGAGACCGGAGCACCCATGTTTCTCTAGATGAAGACAGCGTGGACAAAAACTTCCACTACAGTGCTTACATTCTATGGGCACCCCACATTTCTTCTTACACAGTTGACAGGGCATA